ATGGGTGATGAGAAGGAGGGCGAAAAACTGAAAAAAATGGATAATTTTTGCTTTTGCAGTGACAAATGGGGTGACAAATGGGGTGACAAAACACAGAAAAAAGATGTGGTTAGAATGGGGTATAATGCCAAAATAAGGGGTAAAACAGTCTATTTTTGCGTTTAAAGTACCCTATAATACCACATCTTAAAACAAAATAATTTCACGTAATGTGTTGATTTATATATTATTTTAGCATATTCCTTTATAAAAAACAATGAAAAAAATACTTATTGGTACATAAATCCAGATTAATGTTTTAAAAGAATTTACGGATACTACCCATGACTGCATAAATCCTCTTGATCATTGAAATGGGGATTTCTTGTTCGCTGTATTCCGGAGCATGATTTGTCGGGATTAATCTTACGTATCCTTCTTTAGTAGACTTTCCCATTCTTTTAACTGTTCGGTATTCATCCGTGACGATCCCGTAAATCTCTCCAGCCGGTAAATAAGCGATTGGAGTTGTTAATTCTTTCATGGCTATAATGTCCCCGTTACTCAACTCCGGTTCCATGGAATGCCCTGTGAGGTTGCACCAAACAACACCCTCCTTGTTGTATGGGGCAAAGTCTATGTAAAAGGCTGGAAGAATGTTTTGGTCGTTGAATATTAAATCAAAGCCCCCGATAAAGTCTACATTGTAGTATGGCGATCCTCTGTGTTCAAGATTTGTGGATGGAGATATATCCTTTACTTCTTTTAGCATAGGAGTGCGTCCAGTAATAAGCCAATCTATATTAATTATATCAGAATATTCTGACATTTGAAACTTTTTAAAGAAATCATAACTTGGAGCACTCTTCCCTTCTGTTATGTCATATATAGTTTGGGCTCTATTGTATCCTAATTTTGAAGCAAATGCGTTCTTTGTTTCTCTCAAATAAGCCAGCATTTCTAAAAATCTTTCAGAAATTTCTGTATTTTTTGCGTCGTTTTGTTTGTTCATATCAGAATATTCTGTAATATTGCATCACATTTCAATACTGAAACATCGCTGTAAAGATAAGAAATAGAAATTAAACACAAAATAAAAACAAGATGGTGATCGTAAACATGGAAATCGCAGAACAGCTTCTTTGCTGGTATGAAGAAAGGGATGTTGATGCTGAGGCATATTATCGGGAGTTCCGATTGAATGATGGTAACGGGCTATCCCCGGCTCGTATTCATGATTTGACTCTGAAAGCAAGTATCCTGAATACGATAGAACGCTTGCTTGTCAGTGGTGTACTTTTTCAGGGACTGCGATATAAAGTAGACCTGCAGGATCTTGCAGCCCAGATCGTTTATTTACGCAGAGTCGAAAGAATAGAAATACCTCTGCCGGGAAACGCTAAAGTGCTGCAAAAGTTACTTACTGCTTATAGGAAACATGGATATATCGCGTTAATGTATTAAATCGAAAATAATATGACAAAAATTCTAGTAGAACAGGGAGTGAAAGTGAAACTCCAGCAGCAAACCGGAGCCAGTCAGCCGACGATACGCAAGGCACTGGACGGGAAGACGGATACGCCGCTGGCACGGCTGATCCGGGCTATGGCGAAAAACTCGTTCGGAGGGGTTGAAGTGGTGAAGAAATAGTTTATTAATAAATCAACAGGGTTATGAAAATGTACAAAACACAATGTGAAGCGTTTGTAGGATTGAGTGTAATAATTTAGATCCGGGACGGTTTTACGAAAAGGAGTACTGGTTTATGTTAAACCTAATAGTGGACGGTTGGACCGGGGTTCGCTTCCCCGGTGGGAACAATAAAGAAGAATGTTTGATATGATTCAATGGATAGACAATATGTTGTGTGTACAGGGCGGATGGCTGTATGGTGATGGCGGAATTATGAGTGAATCTTGTTATAAAAAATTAGCTCAGCGTAGAAATATCAATATCCACCAGCGTGCCTGCCGCAACCGTCCTGCCTGGGTGGTTTATGAGAGTATGCCGGAGCGTTTCAAGGAGGCCATCGAATCGAAAATCGGGGATATTTATCAGTACGTGAAAGAGAATGAATTATTAAAGTATATCCGGGAGGACCAGAAAGCGCTGAAGATTTTCCGTGATTACCGTTTCGGTGATGACCGGAAACTGCCTGACGAAGCGATCCTGGAGTATTATTCGAATGTAAAGGTAATGAATGCCATACATGAGGTGGTCAATGTCCGCCGTCAGATGCGCCGAAAGTTGGGGAAAAAGACCATGGCGAACGTGTGGGAGGAAATCGCCGAGTCGGTGAAACGGCTCGACAAGCACAAGATCCCGCACAGTCTGCCGGAAAATCCCCGGCGGTTGAAGGAAAAACTCTCGGACTACCTGAAAGAGGGGCCTGAACTCTTCATTCACGGCGGTTTCTGCAACAAAAACAAAGAGAAGCTGAATGACGAGGTAAAACTGTGGGTACTGGCCCAGTGGGCGAACAACATCGAGCGGATCACCTCGGAGGAACACCTGCTGTCGGTGTACAACGAACACGCCCGGGAGATGCGTAAGGCCAGTCGGGAAAATGAAAAGATATGGAGAGAAGTGAAAAGCGCAAAGACGTTGCATAATTTCCTTTATTCAGATGGCATCCAGTCGCTTTGGTGGGGAGCGCGTTACGGGGAATTGAAAGCCAGGGAGAAATTTGTTTACCAACACTCTACCCTGCTGCCGACCATGCGGGACAGTCTGTGGTATTCTGACGGGACGAAAGTAAACTATTATTACCGGGATCAAAACGGCAATATAGCCACCCTGTCGGTCTATGAAGTGATGGATGTGTACAGCGAAATGTTTATCGGCTATGCCTTTTGCCAGCACGAGGACTACACGGCACAGCGGACAGCCTTCCGGATGGCCCTCCGGACAGCCGGCGAGAAACCCTATCAGGTATCCTTTGACAACCAGGGCGGCCACAAGAAGCTGGAAACGACCTCTTTTCTTGGCAAGCTTGCCCGGATAGCCGTAAAGACACAGCCCTACAACGGAAAAAGCAAGACGATAGAATCCGCATTCGGACGATTCCAGAAACAGTTTCTGAAAAAAGACCCTTGTTTCACGGGACAGAATATAACAGCCAAGGATAAGGAAAGCCGGGCAAATATGGAATATATCCTCGCCAACAAGGAAAATTTACCTGACCTCGAAGAGGTAAAGGCCCTCTACCTGAAACGGCGCGAGGAATGGAACTCGGCGCCCCATCCCAAGACAGGAAAAGCACGGAGCGAGATGTACCGGGAGAGCCGGAACCCGGAAGCCGTGGCACTGACCGGAGAAGACATGCGTGAACTGTTCTGTACGGAACACGAGAGCAAGATCCGGGTAACGGCCTACGGGCTTTCGTTCGAAGTGGAGAAACGGAAATACACCTACATGGTCTACAATGGGGACATGCCGGATGTGGACTGGATTGCCGACCACGTGGACAGGCGGTACACTGGCAAGTATGACCCGGACGACATGAGCGAGCTGCACCTGTACGAAGAGACCCCATCTCGCGGTCTGCGGTATGTGACCACCGCATTTACAAAAGTGGATATCCACCGCGGTAAACAAGAACAGGAAGAATGGGAAGCCAGTTACATCCGCAGCATCGAAGACAAGAAGAAAGCCCTCCGGCTCCGGAAGCGGGATGAGATAGAGGAAATCCTTGAAAAGCACAACCTCCTGCCGGAACAACACGGACTGAACAGTCCCGCTCTGAAAGGTATCGAGACATCCCGACCCGCTAAAAAAACGGAGGTTATAAAGACCCGGGAACGAAGGAAGCAACGGACGAAGGGAATTGCAGAAATACAGAAAGAGATCAGTAATGTGGTGGCGATCGGCGGCGGCGATGATGAAATTGACGAGATCCTGGACAAGCTGAATGAGCGGTATCCGCTGGAAGATAAAAAGATTTATTCAAGAATATAAAAAAGGAGCCGGGACCTCACGGTTTATCCGGCCTGTAAACGAAACAAAATTATGGAAAATCAGGAGAAAAAACAAATTTCGGAGGCGCTGGAGAGTTACTGCGCCCGTTTCGAGAGCCAGAACAAGGCGGCCAACAGCCTGAAAGGCGTGAGTGCAGCGACAATCACCCAGGTGCTGCAGGGGAACTGGGAACTAATCGCCGACAGGATGTGGCGGAACATTGCTTCGCAGATCGGCTATTCGAAACAGGAATGGGCAGCCGTCGAAACGGAAAATTACAAGCTGCTGACCCGATTGCTTGAAGACGCGCAGGAATTCAGCAATGTGTTTGCCATCTGCGGAGATGCCGGAAGTGGCAAGACATTTACGGTGCGCCGGTTTGCCGGAGAGAACAGGCGGGTGTATATGCTGCAGTGCAACGAATACTGGAACCGTAAGATGTTCATGCAGGAGCTGTTGACCGCCATGGGACGGGATTGCAGCGGATATACCGTCGGAGAGATGATGTCGGAAGTGGTCCGGGGGTTGAAGAGAGAGGATCATCCACTGATTGTCATGGATGAAGCGGACAAGTTGACGGATCAGGTGATGTATTTTTTCATTACGCTCTACAACCAGCTGGAGGACCACTGCGGAATTGTGATGTGTGCTACGGACCACCTGCAGAAACGCATCAGACGCGGTCTGAAACTGAACAAAAAAGGATACAAGGAGATCTATTCGCGTATCGGGAGGAAGTTTGTGGAACTGGACGGCGTGAGCAGCGGTGACATTGCCGCAATCTGCATCAATAACGGGATCACGGACCGGGCGGCCATCAGGGAGGTGATCCAGGACAGTGAATGGGATTTGCGCCGGGTGAAGCGGAAAATACATGCCCTGAAACAGCTTTCATGAGGTATTTAATTAGTTTATAAAAGGTTTTTAAATGGCACGAGCGTTAACATACAAGAATATCGAAAACTACAAACCGGTCGAGCTGGAGTTTTCCGGCCGCTGGGAGGCGTCGTTCGGGCGTCCGGAGATGAAGGGCAGTTGGCTGGTGTGGGGAGGTTCGGGAAGCGGGAAAACACGTTTTGCCCTGCAACTGTGCAAATACCTCTGCCGGTTTGGGCGTGTGGCTTACAACAGTCTGGAAGAGGGATTGAGCAAGTCGATGAAGATTGCATTCATGCAGGCAGGTATGAAAGAAGTGGACGGACGGTTCATATTTCTGGATATGGAAAACAAGGCAGACCTGGAAAAGCGACTTGAAAGGCGGAAGAGCCCGGATGCTGTAATTATCGACAGTCTGCAGTATTTCCGGATGACCCTGTCGGATTATGAGCGGTTTAAAAGGAAATTCCCGAACAAGCTTTTCATTTTCATTTCACATACAAAGGGAGGTGAACCCAAAGGAAGCGTGGCTGAGAGCATCCGTTATGATGCATTCGTGAAAGTGTGGATTGAGGGCTACAAGGCTTTCCCGGTAAGCCGGTATCTGGGCGGTGAGGCTCCGCCTTTTATAATCTGGACTCAGGGAGCGGAAGATTATTGGGGAAATAATGAACTAAAAAACAGAAAACCATGAAACAGGAAGTAACGAATTTCGGAAAATTCTACCGGTTACTCCGGCTATTGCCAGGCGGACAGGATCCGGATGAACTGAAAGAGGACCTGGTATGGAAGTTTACGGATTTCCGGACCAACAGCCTCCGGGAGATGAAACGGGAGGAATATAACCGGATGGTTGAGTACCTGGAAAATATGACAGGCGGACAGATCCCGGAACGCAGGCGGCGTGGTTACTACAGTGATGAAGCAGAATTATGGCGCAGGCGTGCCATTGCGGCGGTATTCGGGTTCTATGAGAAGATAAAGGAACCGGTGACGCTGGAGTATGTGAAGGGGATTATCTGTCAGGCAGGAAAAGTAACAGATATTAATCAGATTCCTCCGGCTAAAATGCGGGAGATTTACAACAGCTGGCTGATGAAGCAGCGGGTAAAGCAAAGTGTCGATCGGGTAGCAGATAAAGAGCTGGTAAAGTATGGTTATCTGGAGAAAGGAGGCGGACAATGATTTACATGGAAGGCTGTTTTATTGATCCGCATGAAGGGATCCTGACCGCCCGAATCATTTGCGATACCCAAAAGCAACAGGCGGTACTTGAGATAAAGGATAAGCCGGGACGGTATGGTAAGGTGTTGGCGAAAGCAGGTGTCAGCGGTCCCGGAGCAGAAAGATTTTATATACGGACAACCAATTATTATTTCGGACATGATAGAAAAACAGATTCCTGCAACTGAAAAGGTTGCAAAACTACGTTCCATGGGCTTTGTCGTGGAAGAACGCAGAGTGGAGAAATGGCATGGCGAAGAATGTTTCCATGTATGGGAATGGCAGTTGAAAACGGGTGACGACACGTGGATCAATGCGCTTTCCCTGTTTGATGATATTATAAGGGATAAAATAAGTAATCTGGTAATGGATAGTATCACCCGCTTTGATGTGTACTATAAACTAAACAGGAAATAATTACAATCTGCAAAGCGGGATAGAAATAATATGTAACAAATTAGCAAGGAGGTGTATATGATCGACAAAGAAGAATTGATACAAATATTTGAACAATTTCTGAATGAAACCGGGAATTGGTACAGGTTTACGGATTTTGCAGAAAAACAGGGATATACAATTGAAGAACTTGGATTTTCCGAGGATGAATAGATTAAATAAAAGAAATGATGACGGAAAATGATCTTAAAACTATGGGACTGGTACTGTCGCTTGACGAATGTATTGGATTGGCCCGGGATGTATGTGATAACTGCAAAGACAAAGTGAAACACGCCAGGACTTATGCCTCAAAGAAAGCCTGTAAAAAATCAATAGCGTTTTATGAGGCAGTACTATACCACCTCGAACGGTTGAAAAAGAAAGAATCTGAAATTAAAATTGACAGAGTTTATGAGTAATGTAAATGAATTATCGGTAGAGGAGCTGGAAAGACTCCTTGCTGAAAAGAAAAAAATGAAAAAAGACGAAGAAATCCGTAAGCGTGAGGCTTACGAAGCTATCCGGGCGGAGGTTGTACACAAAATCCGGACAAAAGTCTGGGGTGTTGTAAATAACGTCAAGGGGTTTTTTGATTTTGTCCAGGCAGAAACGGGGGCGTTTAAGGAGGTTATGGCAGAATACGGACAGCTCCGCGATCCGGGGCAAATGAGTTATAAACTGGATTGGGACGGTTTCCGGATTTGGATAAAATGCAACAAGGTGAAACGGTTTGATGAACGTGCCGATGTGGCAGCATTACGATTGATTGAGTTTTTGCAGACATGGATACAGCGTGCGGATAATGGGGTGAACAATCCGATGTACCAGTTAGCGATGACTTTACTGGAACGTAATAAGTTCGGGGATCTGGACTATAAAAGCATTAGCAAGTTATACGAACTTGAAAATAAATTTAATGATCCGGAATATTCTGAAATTATGCAATTGTTTAAGGAAAGTAATGTTGTTGAAGGTACCGCCACTAACTACTATTTTGAAGAAAGGGATGAACGTGGTGTATGGAGAAAATTGGAGCCAAGTTTTAACCGTTTATAATGAATACTATGACAGCAAATTGGTTTGAAGGAAAGGTAAAATATATCCGTATCGGTGAGGATGGCCGGGAGCGGAAAGTAACGGAAGCATATCTGCTGGATGCAATGAGTTATACAGAGGCGGAGAACAGGATTATAGAGGAGATGGAGAGCATTGTAAACGGGGAGTTTTATATTTCCGGGTTAAAGAAGTCGAATATTACGGAGGTGGTTTCGTCGGAAGATGAGAATGACGACCGGTGGTATAAGGCAAAGGTTGCCATTATCGATGCGGATGAAGTAAGTGGCAGGGAAAAGCGGGCTTTTCAGTATTATCTGGTGGCAGCTTCGGACACGAAACGGGCGCTGGAGAATCTGAATAAGTCTCTTTCGACGTTTGTGGTGTCCTGTGAGGTTGTGAGTATTTCCGATACACAGTTTATCGATGTATTTCCTTACATACCTGATGAAATGAAAGAGGATCCGGAAAATTCAGTACCAACGGATCAGGATAAATAAAAAAAGCCCTGAAAGCGAGAAATCCCGGCAAACAAGGCAGTGTAGCAATTGCAAATATAGGGATTTTTCGCCAATGGCTTACAACAAAAAGGGATATTATTTAAGAGCGCGTTTAATACAGGAGATTACAGCCCGGTATTACGAGCCTGAAAACCACGCCAAATGCTATAAACAGGTGTGGAAAACTCAGATTTATCCCCGGTTCGGTATCTGCTATCGCACTTACCTAACGTATTGTAAAGCCAGGGAACCAGAGAAAAAAGAGGATGAAAAGCAATTAAAAATAATGTTTGATTAAAGTTCTAAAAATGGTAATGAATTAATCCAAATAGGATTTTGGGATTAATATTTAATGATTTGAATTATGGCAAAGTTTAAAAAGGGGGATATAGTTGAAATAATTCCAGGTACAGGGCATTGTCTGGAGGTTCAGGCTCAATATGGAATAAAGCATGTTGTTGAACGTGTCGCAGTCAGATATTGGGGAGTGGGTTATATCTTGAAAGGGGTTAGTAAAGACGGGCTTCCGTTTATCTTCCCGGAAAGTACATTACAGCTTTGCGGGCAACTATAATCCGCAAAATGAATTGCGCACATTAATAAAACGAACTGTGTATAATTGTTTTGGAGATGATACATGAAAGCAGAAGACTTGATAGACAAAAATTCTTTATCTAACTTTACAGTAGATAAAGATCAAAGTGTGGTATTTGTACCGATCGCATTGACTGCTATTAATATGGCAAGAAAAGAGGAGATCGAAAAGGCAAAGAAAGCTTTTTGCCGGCAGCAATGTAATATTGTGTGCAGGGAATCGGACTATGGGAACAGATGTCTTGATTTCGAAGATTTTATATCAGAATTAAATTCATAACAGCTATGAAAGTAGAAAATATCGTAACCAGTATTGAATTAAGTAAAGAACTTATTGCAGCTGGGGTTTCTGCTGAAACTGCTCTTTGCTGGGTAAGAAATCAGGCAGGTGATTATCAGGTGGAGATCCATGATGATTTTTGTGATGACCGTAGTCTTGATCCGGTTCCCTGTTATACAACATCCGAATTGGGTGTAATGCTGGGAGATTACGTTTCAAATATATGCCGGCATGATTTTGGAGTACATCGATATGAACTGTCGTATGCGAACGACTGGATAAAGGGAGGAGAATATGATACTGAAGTGGAAGCCAGAGGCCAGCTGCTTTTGTATCTGATTAAGATCGGTCAGATTACAGCAGAAGAAGCAAACAGAAGGATTTTTAAACTAAGTATAATCCGCAAAATGAATTGTTCACATTTAGAAAAGGAAAATGAAGTCATCGAAATAGCAATAGCTAACTTCGAGAACATTGGAAAGATTGCTGAAAGGTTAACATCCGGTAATGTATCGCACCACGGTGCAACAATAAAGGGTATAGCTCACCGGAACGCTGAATATTTGAAGAAATATTTATTAAAACAGGATATGTATAATCCGCAAAACGAATTGTGCACATTTATAAAACGAAAAGTGTAGAATTTGTTTTGGAGATTATAGCTGACATCCGGGAAAAGTTGGAGCGGATAGAGACGTTTATAAAAGAGGTAAACGAAGTAGAATAGCGGGGTTGAGTCCCGCTATTCTACTTTTAAAGTTACAGACTTCCCGCAATGCGGACAGGTAATACGAACACTACTACTTTCTTCCTCTTTAAATAATTCAGGAACCGGGACCTCTAAAGCCTTAGCTATTTCGCATAACTTTTGTAATGTAAGATTCCGGTTCAGCAGCATAGATAAACCAGGCTGTGTTATTCCCATCCGTTTGGCTAACACCTGCATAGTTATTCCTTTCTCCTTTGCAATCTCTTTTACTCTTAGCATATATGTTATATTAATATTCCCGGCAAAGATAGATAAATAATGTATATATAGAAATAATTTCATATTTTTCAGCAT